ATGAAGTCATCCACGCCCTTGATATGGCCGCTTCTGATACCTTTGCATCTGACGATGGAGACGATCAGGGATGGATAGTAGCAAAAAACCTTGATGATGAAGAAACTCCTGTTAACCCAGAAGTATTTGCCATTGCAGAAGATATTAGGTTAAGAAAACAGAATTTTTCAACCTACATGATTGGTGGGGATAGACTCAAGAAAGCCCTAAGATGGGCATTAGGGAAGGGAGAATGTTTTCTAGAGTTAGGCATTGAACGAGAAGGGTTATCTGCCAACAAGTCTAAGGATTTTGGTGTAGCAAAGACTCTTTATTTACCTACCTTTGAGATGTTTAGAAAAGAAACAGATCAAGGGGAACTAATTGGGTTTGAGCAAAGGAAATACGTTTCGGAATCTGATCCTGATTATTTTTTTGAACCCTATAAAATCTGTCATATTCGCCATGAACCTGATTTTCTTTATGGTCGCTCTCTTTGGTTAGCTTCTTTAGATGCTTGGGCTGATGTTAAACAAGCTTTCGATAATTTGATTAGGGCATCCAATGACTTAGGAGTTTCCCCGACTCTTCATATTATGCCAGGAGTATCTAGAGAACAGTCTGAGAGTTACGAACGAGACTTAGGAATCCGTAGGAAAAGTGGTATTATAACCGACCATATTCTCAGCTATCCTGGGCAAGATATTCGTAAAATGGCTAATTTTAACCCTGATTTAACAGGGCTAATTGATACTCTTTTGCAATGCCGGTACAAGCTAATTATCCCTGGATTTCCGACCTATTTCTTCCCAGGATTAGAATCAAAAGGGGGAACTAAAGAGTTATCCCGGTCGCCTGATCGTCGCTATTCTAGGATGAGATACGGATGGTGTCAGCTTCTTAGCGGTGCTATCAAACAGGTAATTGACACAGAAATCATTCTCAGAAAAGGATTAGATTTTTATGCCGAAAATGCTAGAAATAAATATCGGATACTGTGGCCAGAATGGAGTGAATCTATTGATGGTATGTCTGGGGGAGAAGTTGAAGACACTGACTCTGATTTAACCGATGAAGAAACTAATAAACAACCTGTTAAAAAAATAAATATAAATCAAAATGATTAATCAAATTATTCACGGTGATTGTTTTGATGTTTTAAAAAATATTCCTGATAATTCCATTGATTTAATCCTTACCGATCCTCCCTATGGACTTTCGTTCATGGGTAAAGATTGGGATCATGGTGTACCCGGTGTACAGTTTTGGATTGAAGCTTTACGAGTCGCTAAACCAGGAGCGCACCTATTTGCTTTTGGTGGGACTCGTACTTTTCACCGATTGGCAGTAGCGATCGAGGACGCTGGTTGGGAAATCAGAGATACAATTATGTGGGTCTATGGGTCGGGGTTCCCTAAGTCACACGATGTAAGCAAGGCGATTGATAAGTGCAATGGCGAAACGGGCCGACTGCACAAGTTCACGGACTGGATGAGAACCACGGGGCTTACTGCGCGGCAGCTTGATCAGATTACCGATACCAACATGGGCGGACATTATTTGACAGCGGCCAGCCAACCTGCGATCCCCACTGATGCCCTGTGGGATCTGGTTCGGCCGCACTGTGGCGAGGTTCCGGCATGGGTTGATGAGATAGTGCAGCGGATTGAAGCCGAGCGTGAGGTTGTGGGCATTGAGACTCGCTACAACGAAGCCAGCGGTATTGTTTCTGCGGGCCGCGACGAACGGACGCTGATTGAACGAAAAATCACCGCCCCCGCAACCGAAGCCGCGAAGACATGGCAAGGCTGGGGGACTGCTCTAAAGCCAGCCTTTGAACCAATCATTGTGGCTCGTAAACCTCTCACTGGCACGGTAGCTGAAAATGTCCTACAGTGGGGAACTGGGGGGATTAATATCGATGGGTGCAGGGTGGGAACTACCAATCGCGTACCTGGTTCCGTGTCACGCACTGATGGACAAATATACAATGGCGGATGGGGACAAGAAGACGGTAGCGAAAGCGGGCATAATCCGAATATTGGCCGCTGGCCTGCCAACTTCATCCACGATGGCAGCGACGAGGTGGTGGAGTTGTTTCCTGAGACAAAAAGCGGAAAGATGAAAGAGGGACAGATACGAACCAGCAAGCCTCTCTTCGGAAGCAAGACAGACCATATCGCTGAAACATACGGTGACTCAGGCTCCGCCGCCCGATTTTTCTATTGCGCTAAGGCCAGTAAATCCGAACGCAGTGAAGGTAATACTCATCCTACGGTAAAACCACTAGCATTAATGAAATATCTCATAACTCTAGGATTACCTCCGGGTGGGACAGTCTTAGACCCTTTTTGTGGTTCTGGCACTACTGCATTAGCCTGTAAGGAATTAGGTAGAAATTATATCTGTATCGAGAAAGAGTTAGAATATTATCAAATAGCTTGCAACAGATTAGACCAACCTATAGAACCTATTCCAGATGAACCGATAGAAGAACCAGTAGATAATTCTCCATTACAGTTAAAACTGTTTTAAATTTGATAAAATACAGTAAAACCAAGAGATAATTATGACAAATCTAAAAGCTTATTTTGTTTCCGATTCTAATGAATGAAACATTAAAATTAAAGGTAAAAATGTTAGAGATTAAAAACCGTAACCTAAAAGCTAAACTCAATAAATCAGAAAAAAACCCAAGAATTAGTTTATGACGGACTAGGAGATAAATAATATGACAGATAAATTCAACCCAGAAGATAAAAACCTACAGCCAATTAGTCAGTTGCTAGGGAGAGCCGAAGTAACAGCCAATGATATCCAAAAAGCTATCGATGACTGGAAAAAGAAACCTCCGGATGATGAATTTAAAAACCTATTAGAACCTGAAATAAGTTATGAGTGATTTTTCTTTTAACCCTAGTACTCGACGCTATCGAGACAATAGAACGGGGAGATTTGTCTCTACTGAAAAAGTTAGACAAATCTCCCAACAAACTATTAATGCCCGTACTCAAAAAACAGATAAACTTACCCGTGACCTTTTACAGAAAAAAATAACTGTCAGCGAGTGGGAAGAAAAAATGTCGTTTGAGATTAAAGACTTGACTATTCAGCTTTATCGAGTTGGTAAGCCCGATATGAACGCTTCTGACTATGGCAGAATTGGTCAGATGCTTAGAACACAATACGCACGATTAAGAAAGTTTTCCCGTGATATTATTCTTGGTACTCAATCGGAGGCTCAAATAATCAACCGCTCTAAACAGTACGTTGCCAAGTCTAGGGAAGCTTTTGAAGAGGGGAATAGGAGAGGACACGCTCTAGTCAACAAGTGGGAAAAGAGAATAATTACCAAAAAAGAATCTTGCCAAGAGTGTCTTTTTTATGAAAGTGCCGGTTGGCAGCCTATTGGAACACTCCCCCGACCGACTGAAAGATGTACTTGTCGGGCTAATTGCGGTTGTTACTTTATTTTTTCTAACTCTAGGACACGACCTACCCAGAATATGCTTTCGTTAAACTTTGGCTGGACGAAATAAAAAACGCAGGGTATCAATCCTGCGTTGGTTCCTCAGCTATACACTTTCTATGGAGACAAATATTTTGTATTGAAATTTTATATTTATAGGTTGGGCTGGAGACGACACTATTAATATACATCAACCAACCATAAACGTCAAGTCTTTAGATAGAATTATTTATATAAGTATTTTTTATTGACATGGAACTAGAACTAACCCGCGCTGAATTAGAGATATTGCTACAGACCCGTCATCCTACCGACGAGGAGATGTCGTTAATCAATCAATTCAAACCCTACGGACTCGATCCGTGGGAATCATCAGAACTGATGCGATTTGCTTTAATTGCCTCAAATAACTTAATTCACAGTTCTGGCCAGGTATGGGATAAAAATGTTTTAGAAACTATGGTAGCTAGTTATCCTGGATGCGCCTTGATGATCGATCATGAATGGGAAGATCAGACCAAAACCTTTGGGATGATCTATGATTCTTTTATTTATTCCTTGCCTCGTGTAAGCAAGGAAGGGATAGCACGAATCCTCGAAAAATCCCCTAATCCAAACGAAGATTATCGAATAATTCAAAAAGACGGTTATCATCAGGTCTTGGTTTTCGGTTTTGTAGAAGCGACTCACCCGATTATTTCTGAAATTTCCTATGGCAGAAAGGGCGATGTTTCAATGGGGGGAATTTTTTATGGCGAGTCGATTTGTCCTGTCTGCGATATTCCTTACAGCGATCCTAAATGCCCTCACTATCCCCCGTATATGGCTGGATTAGTAGATGAAGAAACGTTAACCCCTTACTATCGCCGTTCCGGAAAAATGGATTCTATCGAATGCAGTTTTGTTGCCAGTGGCAATTGTCGTCAAGCGAGATTGATAGATTCCCGTCTCAATACTTTTGTTTTTACCTAAAACAGAAAGTTCTGTAGTACAATTATATCTAATAGTTAGTGATCAGCAATCAGTAATGAATACCCTAAAAGAAATCAAACGGGTTACTCCCGTAGTTATTAAAGATTCAGCAGAAGGAAGTGATACTCCTTCTCAAGAAGAAATCTACAC